GCAATTGAAAAGCAGGCTACTCGTGTTAAATCAATGTATGGACTTGATCCAGAGCAATACAAAGAAATGCATAAAGCCCAACAGGGAAAGTGCGCTATTTGCAAAGAGGAACCAAAAACCAAACGTGGGCTTCATGTTGACCACAATCATGAAACCGGTAAAGTACGAGGACTTCTATGCCACGGTTGTAATGTGGCTTTGGGTTCGTTTAAGGAAGATGCAAACTTGCTAAACAAAGCAATCGAATATTTAAGGAGTAAGTAATGGCAAACCCAAATATAGTCAACGTCACTACAATTTACGGTAATTCGTCCCAGACGGCGTTATCCACGACAAGTGCGACCTCATTAGTGAGCAATGCTGCTGCCAGTGGCAAGGTCTTTAAGATCAATAGCATTGTGGTGGCTAACGTAGATGGTACGAACAACACCGAGGTCACGGTCAACATTTATAGTCAGGCGGCTTTGGCGGGTACGGCGTATGCCTTAGCCTCAACAATCACTGTTCCAGCGGACTCTTCTTTAATTGTGACTGATAAGACTACGTCGTTTTATCTATTAGAGAATCAGTCAATTGGCGCAATCGCTGGAGTGGCTAACGACCTAGTTGTTACCGCAAGTTGGGAAGAAATCAACAGTTAAGGATTTATTATGGCGATGCGCTACCCCGGTGGATTTATATCCGCCACGGCACCAACAGTAAATGCGAATACGGCTAAAGGTGTTTGGACGCTTGAAGAAGCCATGCAGTACATCAGAGCTGGTCAATGGCCTGTTCCTACTGGTAACGGTGATCCGTACTTCCAGTACAACACTATGCTATTGCCGGGACAGGGAACCAACGGAGCGCAGAACAACACATTCCTAGATTCCTCAACAAACAACTTTACGATTACCCGCAACGGTAATACAACGCAGGGAACCTTTACCCCGTTTAGTGGTACTGCTGGTAACTGGAGTAACTACTTTGATGGTACAGGTGACTATTTAACATTGCCCGACAGTACCGCCCTAAATTTAGAAACCGGGGATTTTACGATTGAACTGTGGTTTTATGTAACTACCTCTGGTGTAAATAACCCGTTAATTTATAGATTTGATGGAGATGCGTCATCAAGAAACGAACTCCAATTTGGCATGGTTTACAATAGTAGTGGAAATTTAGTATTTTCAGCATTTCAATCAACAACAAATGATGACATACCTTTTACTGGGGTATCTATAAATCAATGGCATCATTGTGCGTTGGTCAGAAGCGGAAATAACATTTACGCATATTTGGATGGCGTTAGAAACCCAACAACCAGAACACTTGTTGGAAGTCTAAATAATGGCGGCTGGCAAACGTGGATTGGTGGATACCGTGAAGGTGGTACTTTTCAATACCTAAATGGATTTATTTCCAATGTGCGTATTCTCAAAGGTACAGCACTTTATACTGGCTCAACCTACACAGTTCCAACCGCACCACTCACAGCAATCACAAACACTTCATTACTGACTTGCCAAAACAATCGATTTGTAGATAACAGCACAAACGCCTTTACTCTTACGGCTAACGGTAACGTAGCAGTAACCCCATTCCAGCCATTTGGCGCACCGACAGCTGCGTACTCTGCATCGACTATTGGTGGGTCTGGGTACTTTGATGGCTCTGGGGATTATTTGACTGTTGGTAACGATGCTTTACTTGCCCCCGGAACAGGAGACTTTACTTGGGAAGGGTGGTTTTACTGGATTGGTGGTAGCCGTCACCGTTCTAGTTACACCACCAGCGATGATCGTGGAGGTTGTCTCAGTCACAGTCTCAGAGATTACGAAACCCCCTGTCTGGGTATCGTAACGCTCATAGACAACGAAGATGACTTTACGAGCACTATCAATTGGATCGGTATAGACATAGCTCGTGGCGACATAACGCCAGACCGCCTCACCATGCCTGTAATAGTCTGTCCAGGAATCGTATGTCGTTGGAATCGTTTCAGGTGTGCGACCATCCGAGTAGCTGACTGAGTAAGATGTGCTGGAAGTCAGGGTAACAGCCGTGGATGTACGACTATCGGAGAGTGGGCTCCAATTAATCGTATCAAAGTCTTCACCCGCAGGTAATGTAGTAGTGGGACCAATGTCGGAGAGCATTTCCTCAATCATGGTCATAGAGATATAAGACACATAGATATACATCGCATCTGGGTCATAATCCGCAGGTGTGAACGTATAGGTTGATGTATCGACAAAGGTGATTGTTACTGAACCAGTGATATTATCTACATCAATGGTGTAGGCTGTATTCATATCAGCTGGACGGTTAGCCAGAATATATTGTTCAACCCACCACTGAACATCAGCAATACCGAATCTAAGATCCTGAATCTCTGGAAACACATAGGTTCCACTGATTGGTAGAGCTGCTGCAATGATCCCGTTGTTGACATTGCCAACGCCGATCACAGGTCCTTGAGGGATCCCGATGTAGTTATAATTATCGACCGCCCAACGCATGAAGGACCTGAGTCTAAGCCCAGGTCCTTTCATATATCCGCTTACGATCGTGTCACTGATCGAATTCTTGGAATTCGATATCACATTTCCGGTGACTAGTGTTTTGAGGAAGTTAGGTCTTTCCGTGATGTCCCCGGCCATATTGTAGGCACTGGAGGAGACCAGGATCTTTTTACTAGTGAATAGACCCATATCATGCTCACAAACCCAGGTTGGTTTTCAGAGTTCCAAACACAGTGCTGATGTTGGTGCTACTAAGATTCGCTGGAACCGTTGTAGCCTCATCGATCGTCTTCTGAGTGATGAAAGCATCAAGGTACATCTTGGCACCCTTGATCTCGGAATCCCGCTGATAGGAGGTCTTCTGCTGGGTCAGTAGCTCCTTCTGCTTACCAACCACACCTGCCACTGCGGAGAGATTACTGCGGGTATCGAGTGTCTGAGCTCGAGCCGTTTCCATCTGCTCCTTGACGAGATCCACCTGAGCCAGGGCAGTAGCAGCCTGATTGGTCAGCAAGCTCTTCTGAGCTGGCATGATATCGGTACGCTGGTAAGCCTGGCTCGTCGTATCTTCAGTGATCTTCAGAGATTCCTTGACCAGCTTATCTGCCTGGTTCGTGAGGATTGTGCTCTCCTTGGGCATCAGTGTCCCAAGCTTGTATGCAGCGATATCTTCTTCAGTGGCCACCAGCAGCCCCTGGTTCGTAGTCAGGGTTGTCTGTGCCGTGAGCTGGAGAGCTTCCTTGGGAAGAATGTTGGCTAGACGATAGGTCAAAATACTGGTCTCAGCATCTACCTGAGCATCCTGCGAACTAAGCAAGGTTGTCTGTGCACCCAATTGGGCGAGTTCTGCCGGAAGCAAATTGATCAGACGATAAGACAGGATCGCGGTTTCGGCATCCACCTGCGCGTCTTGTGAACCAAGGAGCGTAGTCTGAGCCTGTATCTGAGCCAACTCAGCCGGCATCAGGTTGGATGTCTTGTAAGTGATACCTGCTGTCTCAGCAGTGACCTGGCTACCCTGATTGGTGGTGAGGGTAGTCTGTGCCGTCAGCAGGAGTTTCTCCTGCGGCATCAACTGAGTGAACTTGTAATTGTTTATGGCGTAGGTGATGTCTTCGTTGGCCAGCTTGACCTTGGTCAGGGCATATTCCGCTTCCTGGGTCACAGCCTGGTAAGCCACCAGCTGCCTCTGGGTCTTGGCTGTCTCAAGTTCGACAGCCGCGGTAACAGCACCAATCTCGGCAATCCGGGCCTGGCTTCGAACCAGCATGGCCTGCCAATAGGCCTGATCACGAGACAGGAGAAACTGAACCGCATTGCCCATGGCAGCGGTAGTCAGTTCGATATAGGCCTTGGCATACTGGTCACCGGTAATCCGGCCTGCCTCATACTCCTTCATCAGGTGAGCATCGAGGGCAGCCATCAAGGTATCGAATACCCCCGTTCCACCAACCACACTTGTCGTCAGATCATCATTGGTCAGAGCCACTGGGTCTGACATGGTGTCTGCCGGGAGTGTGTAATCTGGTCCTGTCAGCGTGACGGTAGGAACAGTGAACGAGACCCCGCTGTTAAGCGAGGTCATCAGTTCATTGGCGAGGGTATTCGAACCATTCGTAGCCATTGGCTAACTCCAGATGGAACCAGTAAGAAAGATCAGTCGATGTTGCCGGCCGCAGCCTGAGCAATCGCGAGATCTTTCAGTTCTGCTTCGGTGAGCGGTGGCAGCTCTTCGAGAGCGAATTCACGCACCCAGCTGGTCTCAATCCGATTGGTTCCCGTGCGACGATCCTTGATCTCGCGAATGTGTAGGAACTTGCGATTCTTCAGCAGCTGATAGAGGCAGTAGGGGACATGGTAGCCGTTCTCAGTGGCCTCACCGAACGGGATATATTTCCGCACAGTGCCCAGATACCGATTGCCGACGGTGATGATCTCACCAGGAATGTTGGCCTTCTTCGGGTTCATGTTGGTGATCCGCAGGCGAACCAGCTTCATCTGTTCCCGGTGCAGCTTCTGGCGCAGCGTTTCCTTCTTGACCGGCTTATCAGGAGCCAGGGCATTGACCTGTTCCTGGGTCTCATTCTCGGCGCCTTCAGTAGGCTCTTCGCTACGGCCTTCGAGCTTGGCGTTGATCTTCTCGCGCAGAGCTTCGATACCGATACGGTTGGAATACTTGATGCCCATCATGTCAGCACGCTGTTTGAGCATGCTCAGTTCAACTTCAGGCGAGGGACCGAAGGTCCCATTTTCGTCCTGGTTCTCGACAGGAATCTGGGTCTCATCAGTGGGTTGGGTATTTTCAGAAGGAGAGGTCATTTCAAAGTCCTTAGATAAGGAAACCAGTAAGAATGGGGGGACCGAAGTCCCCCCAATCTCCCGATCATTCTAGCGATCAGAGCGGGGCTACCGTCTTGATCAGGCCGATGCGCTCGGGACGCTTGACCAGGATACCGTAGTACCACTTGATTGAGCTGAACCCGGTCTCACCGTAGGGATCGTTGCGATCCGCGGTCTCATTACCCGGCATCTTGGTGATGACGTTAAACTTGACCGACTTGCCGTCCGTCTGGAAGCCGATGGTGACGAAGGAATCATCACCGATCACGAGCATCGGGTAGATGTCGTAATTGCCACTAGTGGCGCGGTAACCAGGATTGGTGCCTTCGGCCGCACCTTCACCAGCCCAGTGGAGCATCTCGGGAACCACGACGATGCGGAAAGCATCGACCGTACCGATTTCACCATTGAGGATGGTGCCGGCATCACCGTACTGCTGAACCGGAATGAAGGCCTGGTTGTTGAACGGATCGACCATGGTCTTGACCGTCGAAACCAGCTCCGAACCAATGAACATCACACGGGCAGCCGGGATGGTCTTGGTATCGATCAGACGCGAGCCAGTGATGACCGTGGTCTGCTTCGGGGTGCGGTTGTCCGTCAGCGTCATGTCAAGACGCATCAGGTCTTCATAAAGCACGATCGAAGCCGGGGTATCCGGATCCGTAATCGTGTCGACTTCACCAGTCACATCGCCGTCGACAATGGCTGCACCAGCATAGATAATCACACCAGCAGCGGCGAGAAGATCCTTCTGGAGAACAGCTTCAGTCAGCTGAACAGCGCCGTTCATGAGCTCACGCGAAAGATGATCCTTCAGCATGTCATCAGAATCGAAGTCCATCGATTCCTTGGTGAACTCGTAGAAGAAACCGAACTTGCTGATCGAGCCTTCGAGCTGGAGACGGGTGAAACCAACGCGGTTCACACGGCCACCATTCTCGGTCAGCGTCGGCAGCTTGCTGGTGATGGTGCCGATATCCTTGGACGAACCATAGAGGTTGCCGTCCGCGATGGTGGCACCAGCGGCGTTGATGCCCTGGTCATTGTCGTTGCGATCGTCGAGCAGCGGAACATACTCGTAGCACTTGATGGTCTTGCCGAAGTTCTTGGGCATGTTCACCGTCGAAGACAGCGGCATGAAATACTGCTCTTTACGAGCCTCGATGATCGACTTCTTGAGCCAGAAGAAGGTGTTCATCTGGTCGGAACCAGTACCTTCAATCGACGACGGAGTGTCGTTCGGTGTATTGTAGTTAAGCATTGGAAAGGTCCCTGAACCTTGGCCTGCCCGGTTTATCCGGACTTAAAGCCCTTTGAACTGGTCCAGCTTGAGGAACTCATCATCGCTCATGGCGAGGGGATTGATGGTCGACTTGGCTGGCTTTGGGCCACTCCTGGGGACAGAAGCAGCACTGGCTTTGTCGTCATTGCTCAAAGACTTCTTTGGTTCAGCTGGACGAACAGCGAGGGGCTGGGATCCTGTCTGGCCAACAGGGTTACCGCCTGACGGTGCCGGTCCTTGGCTGGGATCCGCCAGATGATTGAAGCCACCGGACGCGGTAAGCTGATCACCCACGATCTTGTAAGCCTGGAGAAATGGCGTTTCCGGTGCGATCTTGCCGAGAGTTCTCTGACGATCTATCTCATCAGCAATGATGGCATAGACGCCAGTCTCTTGCTGCTGTTGGATGATCGGCATGATCTCAGGGTGAGACCACAGCATTTCCTTCGAGGTGTCGTCCCAGGTCGTGTTGATGGTTGAAAGCGTCTGCTTGCCCTCATCGGTGGAAGTAAGATCTTCCAGAGTGGTGCGGAACGCAACTTCTTCATCAGTGACCTGGTAACTACCTTCCTGATAATCCGGATCAGTATTTACGTCGATATCGAGTGGATCGATACCAGACTCTTTCACGAGCTTCTTGATTGCTTCGGGGTTTTTCTTATCCAAATCGATCAGATAAGAAATCTTACCTTCATCAAGAAGACCGTTATTCTGAAGCATCATTAACATCTTACGATGTGGAGCGATAGCATTCATTTTACGGGTGTAATTAGCACCCATCTGCATCAGCTTGATTGCTTCTTCAGGATCATTTAGCTTGATCTGCTTACCGTTCGCATTGAACGGCGCCATGATCTTGTCATAGACAGCCTTGTAATCAGGCTCACTGACTTCACCTGTGGGCTTCTCCCCTTCGGGATTGGAACCAGTGGGAGAAGCTTCACCGTCAGCCGGTGCCTGTTCTCCGGTCTGCTCCCCCTCAGGAGCAGTAGGAGTTGATTCAGCAGGCTGGTTGTTCTCTTCACCGGTTTCGCCTTCCGCACCGATCGGATCTCCGCCTGCGGCGGGATCCTCTGGTGCTGCGGCTTCACCGGCAGGGGTGGGGGTAGGATTGGAAGGATCTTCCGTTCCCTCATCCTGGTTCGGTTCTGTGCTTACTGGCTCAGACTCTGAACCAGGGGAATTAATATTCTGGAAGTCCTCGTCGGACATGCCCAGAAAGTCTTTGCTTTTTCCGGGCTCAGCCATCAGTCAACATCCTCCTGGCTCAGGTCTTCTTCGACCCTTGCTTCATGGAGAGCGTCTTCCAGTTCAGGGATCGAGTTCAGGTACATCTGACCCATCTGATCGATCGCCCGCATGTGACGCTTCAGGTAACCGGCCGCCTGAGCCATCCTGATCGCATCTTCGCGAGTGGTCTCATCGAGCGTGGGATCGACCGAGAGACGAATGCAGCGGGCAGCATCGGCTTCACAGAAGCCTTCGAGCACGATCCGCTTGAAATCACGGTTTTTCGAAAGCCGCTCCAGTGCCTGATAGAGTTCAACACCCTCCTTGGCATCTTTGAGTTGCTGTTCGAGTTTGAGGACTGACATGGGTTTTAGGTCCTTAGAGGTTTGAGTTTGGGTTTAGTGAAGGATCCAAACTCGGGTCAAAGAACCTTGAGCCCAAGGAATATCTTGGATCCTCACCCGCTAACTCATCTCTTTCTAAAATATTGTCAACAATTGGCGTGGGATTCTCGCCATTAACTTTGCGAGTACCATTGCTCAGTTCATTAAAACCTACGGCAGCTTCAATGTCTGGATCCTTTTCACCTTCTTTTCTGGGAGTGGTCAGAGCCTTTGTGATCTGGAGATTCTGGTTGCCCTGAGACTGACCACGTTGTTTCTCCATCTCACGCTCATGTTGCGTGCCAGATTCCTGCTCCACGAATTCAAGATTGGTCTTGTCAGCAGTAGCTTCAGCCTGCTTAGCCTTGGCCTTGTTGAGCTCGATCTGTGAACGCAGCTCTTCATTCTTGAGCTGCTGCTCTTCGACCTGGAGCTGCTTGAGCTGCTCAGCGAGCGGATCAGGTTCAGGCTTCCAGGTACGCAAACGCTGCTCCAACTCCGGCATTTTCTTGAGCCGAGCAATCTCTGCCAGAAGCATGGTGGTAAAGCTGGGATCAAGCGTATTGCCGATCGTCTGAAGCATGAAGGTCAGGTCTTTGGCCTGAGCATCATCGATCTCCGCGGTGGAGATATCGACCTTGAGATCGAAGTTACCTTGCAAATCTTCACGACGTATCGTGATGAATTCATCTTCGAGCTTGGGTCCACCATTATGACCCATCATATCCTGAGCCGGCATCGAGACGGTTTCGATGTAAGGCTTGTTGGTGACCCGGATCACTTCTTCCTCAGACAGGAACACCGCATTCATAGCAATGATCTTCTGACCGATCTCGGTGATACCTTTGGCCAGACGCCGCAGGATCGCCATCTCCCGTTTGCTGGCAGCATCGAGCACACCGCGAATACCAGCAGCGACATCACCATAAGCTTCACCGGAAATACCCCCACCGAAGCTTTTCACACCAGTCAGGGCTTCTGCTTCCTGGTTCTGAAGATTAAGCATTACCAGGGCTGACTGCGGCAACTCAGGATACTTGTGCTCGATCATCCCGCCTTGGGGATTGGTATTCGGATTAAACTCGTAGTCCTGTCCGTTGTCATAGCGACGACGATTCAGGGGATCGAGCATACCCTTGGCAAAGCCACGTTGGGCATTGGCCGATCGACCCAGCAGATCGATCATACCGCGAGAAACAGCACCCAGAATCTTCTGATTATCTTCCAGAAGCTCAGCGTCAGGCTCACCATAAAGCTCGCGCTTGATCGGAAGATAGGGAACCAGAACGAAAGGAAGCTTCTGATCTGGATAGGGATTTTCTTCCATCCGGATCAGCACATCACCGATCCAGGTGGCAACGATCGGAACCAGGGTGCCGTCGTCATGGATGTCGTAGAAGCCCCAGTATTCGTAAGCTACAACCTTCTTGCGACTCTTGTCGTTGAACTGGAAGGTATCCGGGGTGTTGGTCTCATGCTCCGGATTGGTGATCGGAGCATTGCTGTCCCAGTTGACCTTATCGAGATTCTTATAACGTTTGCCCTGTTTGATCAAATCGGCATAATTGGTCTCGAACGAGTAGATGACAAACAGCGCCTTATCGAGATCTCCACCACAGGTAGGATCGATCTTGACGTTGGCAGGATTGAGTACCTCGAGAATCGGCTTGTTGACGATCGCCTTCTCGATCTTGGTGGTTTGGGAACCAGTGACCTGAGCCCAAGCAGGCTGGCCTTCCTGCTCATAGAATTCGACGGCTGCCTGGATCTCGGCCGGTGCTTCTTCGGAAAACTTGCGAGGATCCTGAGCTTTCAGCTCGATAGCCTGCTGAAGCTGCTGTGCCTGCTCTTCAGTTTCCAGCGGATAGTAGGCATAGACCGGAACCTGGGTGTCCACCATGACGGTGACCCGATCCCAGCCTGTACGTACAATAACCGTACCTTCATCAACTGTGGCACGCACATAATCGTCGATGAATTTGACTTTGTTGATCTTGGTATCGAACTGCCAGTTGATCACCAGCTCATTCTGACGAGCTGCCTCGGCATCCTCGAAGGTTCGAGGCTTTACCGAGAACAGCTTGTCAGCACCGGTGAAAGGCTCGGTCAGGGCCGAATAGCGCCATTCTGCCTGGCGTCTGATCAACTTGGGCTGGACCGATGATCGACCCTTAATTGTCTTGGGCTTCTGAGAACCCTCGACCTTTATGAGATCATTCCATCTCTGGATCTTGGTCATTTGAGAACTGTGCGACTGGTTCGCCAGTTCAAGGTCATTCTTCAAGACAAGAAGCGTAGGTTCCTTCGCCCATTGTGTAAGCTTCTGCGGAAATGCTTCACTTGGGGACTGATCCATAGTGTCTTACCTGAAACTGTGTTGAAATAATCCTCTCTCTATGATCGACTTAATGTTATGTCCACAAGAGTTAGTCGGTATTCACTGGACACAATCTGTCATGAACATTGTTGTGTTCTAGGACTTGGTTGAAAGTCTCATCACTATCAAACCGATTTCCCGGATCATCCTGATTCTTTTCAGGAGCTGGTTCGGCACTGATCCGTTTACTGTTCAAACAGAAATCGGATACAGTTTTCAGGGGTTCGGGCTGTCCGCAAGCACTGAGCATAGCGAGCATCACCGACATCATTGCGTATTTCTTCACGAGCCTGGTTCCCTTGGTTAGTTCGTTCTAGGGTGGTTTCGAGCTGAATGTTGCGTTCGGTTGTGGCGCCTATTTCCTGGTTCGCTTTGTCATCCGCCTGCTCGGCAAGATGGAACCAGAGGAAAAGAGCTGCGATTAGGCCGGCCACAATCAGCAGCCATATCCACTTCTTGAGGCCGAACAGGGCCCGTTTCATTAACCAAGCGTGGATCATTGTTCTATCAACTCTCTAGAGGGTATGGCCTCTCTCTGGATCTGGAGCTTCTCGTCACGGATTGATGCAGCGTTTGCGGTGCGAATTCCGTAAACAACAACAAGACCAATTGTGAGGACAATAAGGACAACAGCAGCGGGCCAACCCATTTGAAGTAGTGCATGGATCATTTCAGAAGTTCCTTCATATCTGCCCGGACATCGACCTGACGGGCTGAACTCCACTTGGGTGTGTAGGTAGGCTTGGCGACATCATAGACGGTCACCAGACCATCGCTGGTCCAGATCCCATCGAAGAACAGGGCACATTCTTTCTTACGCCTGGGGATGATCTCCTTGGGCTTGCACCAATTCATGAAACTGGCTCGAGATTTTTCATCCTCGCCAGCACAGAATTCAGTGACCCAAGTCGCCTTGTGGATTGAACCAGTGTTGTAATGAAACGACAGGGCTGCTCCGAGCTGATGCTCGTTGAGCGGCCGGTTCCTGAATGCCTCGATCACTGCCGGCAGATAATTCTGGTTGAGGAGCCAGATATAGATCTCAAGGCAGCGTTTGATTTCCTGAGGATTGTCGATGTAGCGATCGACATCATGACCCGATCTAGAGGTTACACCCACACCCCAGGTCCAGATCTTTTGAGAATCCCGATAGGCTTCAGGGACAATGGCTTCATGCTCCAGGATCTCAAGGACGATCTTCTGGGTAAGACCAGGGCAGGGGGCATCATTATACCCGCGCTGTGCACCAAAGGCATCGAGCAAGTTATCGAAGGCAAGTATGTTACCTGAATCAGACCAGAGATCCTTAGGCACACCAGGAAGTTTCAGGACAGCATCAAAGGCTGGTTTTCGAACCAGAGTCATAGGTTATCTCTCTATGGGGTTGTAAATGCCCGCCGTTCAGGCGGTATGTAGTGTGGTTGTCGAGCCAGGATCAGATCACGAACCCGTTCGATTGGAGCTAGAATCCGCCCGGTTTCCCCATAGCGACGGGATCTTAGGACCAAGCTCATCATCTGCTTGGATCGCCAACCACCATCGTTGGCCCATTTGTCTCGAGGAGCCAGGTTGTTCCAGCTTTCAAAGACACAACCAGCCAGTTCCAGCCGGCGAGACGAATGGACATGACCACCATCGATGTAACGGAATTCAGTCTCACCCCAGTCGAGAGCAAAGTCATTGGATAGGATGTTCTGAAGTCTATCCGGCTTTACCTTGTCACCATGATGAACCAGGACCAAAGTCTTACCCATACGGTAGGCAATGAAAGGACTGTCATTCCTGAGCACCGAGACCCGGCCGCTATGTTCATAGAGAGCTGACACTAGTGCAGCGATCCAGATATCATTGGACCGGCTGTGATTACCCTGGTTCGCTATGAAATCGACATGTTCGGCCTTTTCCAGAGCTCGTTCGATAATGAACCTGATGATCCGGATATAGGCATGAATCATCTTCCAATATCGGGTGTCATAATCCATGACATGACCGCTGGATTCAGTCTCAGCCCGAAAGGTTTCGTAATGGGTGCCATCACCCAGATCGTTGATTACCATGCGTTTGCAGGGTGGTGCCTTGTCGATCAGGTAAGCCGCGGCAGCGCAGATCTTTTCCTCGGCAATCTTGATATCGAAAGCAGCCCCAGTCTCGTGCTCATCTGCCAGCATGCCGATATGGGCATCACCAATCTGTAGCCAGGGAATAATATCTTCCTGTGGTTCAGGAGGTGTAGGCAAGCCTGAGAAATCAGGCGTAGGCAGGCTCTCGATCGCTTCCTGGATCCCATGCCAATAGGCATGTTCTACTGCCCTGGTTTTGAGCCAGATAGGCTCACCAGCCTCAGTCCGGGTGAAGTGAGAATAGCCCTTGAGCTCAAAGCCCTCAGCCACAGGGAAATCAAGCTGTGCTTCAGAAGCAAAGCCAACCCGTGCCGCCTTTCTGCGAACCTTCATATGGACAGTTCGGATTGTGCTTTCCGATCGTCCAAGTTGTTTAGCAGCTATAGTAGCATTGCCATATTGAACCAGGGATTGAATAACAGTTTTCTGCCAATCCGTGGTGCAATAATCAATTAATCTCGGATCTATCACTTATTATCCTTTAGGATAGTTTGAATAGATCTTCCTCTAGGATTGGGTTTTCTGGATTATTGGTTTTCTAATGTAAGATGAAAACTACAAAATTATAATTATAATTCACTTTGTAAAACTTTTAGGCCCATTGCCTCTATAGCTTCATTGTATGTGCTGTTTAGCCAAACTGACAGATCACTAATAACTGCATCAAAGTCGGCAAGAGCAAACTCCAACCCTTCCGGCATCTGCCCTTGGCCAGCCATCTCCAACATCTCGAGAAAGTCAGGCCCTGCCTGCGCCAGGTTCAAACTCCAGTGCGTTGCCGGTTCGGAGCCGTCCGCCGACAGGGCGATGGAGTAATTGTTCGGCCCCCAGCCCATCGCTTCGCCCAGGTCATTGGCCTTTTCGCGCAGGCTGTCGGGAACAAGGAGAACGATGTTCATCAGTAGGCTCCCACGATGTTGTTTTGGTAGGTCTCCATGGCATCGATCTGGCCCGCCGTGGGCGTGGTGTCGCAGAGCGCGAAGCCGTATTCGAGGCCGTTGAAGGGCGTGGTCGTTCCGCCACGCCGAAAGAAATAGAGTGGATAATTTCCGTAATTGCCTGATCCTTGGCTACTGGACGAAGAAGCCACTTGCACGCCATTAAGTCTCTGGACCGCGCTAGGACCCGCTATGTCTCCAATTCCCGTCAAAACGGCAGTCTTTGGAGCTGCCACGCTCGCATCGGTGTAGGATGCAGAGGACTGCGTTGTTCCTCTAGAGGCCCAATTGAAATTGGTGGCAGCAGAGTCAGGGATCGCAAACCTAAAAGAGCCATTATTGGTAACAACTGAAGTAGACAGCTCCACCAAAACGCCAGCCGCCGCATCACTCAGCTTTCGCACCGCCGTGAACACGCCGATCTTGTTTGTGCCACTCAGGTTCAGCGACGGCGTGACCATGCCATCGTCGGAGCCGTCCGCTTGCAGGTAGTAGACATCGGGGACGCCGGTTTCGGTGACGTCGTATTGGGTGGTAACGTCTTGGAAGGCCGTCTCAACTGCTCCGGATTCGAGTTGGGCGCGGTCCTGATAGCGGGTGGCGTTGTTGACAGTAGTCAGTGAACTATCCGCAGCAGCCGAACGGGCTTGGGCTCTGATGGTAGTCGCGCTGTTATTGACTGCGCCGGTGAGGATGCAGCGGTAGATGCCATTGCCGAGATTGCGGATCGCGATGGCCGCACCGGACGCGGTCCCAGCATTAGACGTAGAGCCGACAACTCCGGTTGCTAAATTAAACCAACCATAAACAACATTACCCGTGCTCGGCTCCAAAATTGCGAGCATAACCCAATCGTGGTTGCCTCGCTTTAGGTCGATAGCAAAAGTGTAGGTTGCGTTAGCGGTGATCGTCGCGGCTTGGTAGGTTTGGGCGGACCCTGCGCTACCTTCAGTGCAGAGGTCCATCGTGGCCGTGCCGCCGACACCATTTGAAGCGTTCGCGGTTATGGTGGTGTCCGCCTTGCTCCACGAAGCGTTGTCAAACTCCCGCGACCGCACCAGCAGGTTCCTCCGCCCGCCCTTGGGATGCCTGCCGAGGATCGGACGCTGGGCGGCGGTGCTCTGGTAGCGCGGGGTGCCGAGGACTTCTTTGACGCTGTGGACGGTGAAGGAGGCGGTGGCTCCATTTGTGAGCGCCGTAAGGCTGATAACGGTGGTGCTCGCGGGCGGTACAAACACCGTCTTGCGCTGCCCTGCCGGAATCGTGGCGATTATTGTGTTTGTTGCGGCCCCGTCCCGGACTAAAACGCTGTCTGCGCCCGTGTTTTCGAGGTCTACGGAATACGGGCGTCCTGTGGTGACGGCGAGGCGCACGCTGCTCTGGTTGCTGGCATCCACCCGAGACGCGGTGCCAACCCCCGTACTCGTATTATATGTCGCCGCCGTGGCGGACCCGTTGAGGAAAAGGAACGCGGACGCCTTCGACTCACTCCCGAACCCGTGCTTGGCCTTGTCCCACTGCAACGCAACCGCCGTGCCCACGCTCGCGGGTGTGCCCACATAGTCGGCGAACATCGTGCTCAGGTCTTGGTTGTCGTGCCAGACCCTCGTATTATTCCTTAGAACCGTAAGAGGATTCACCTGCCTCGCACGACGCCAAGCACCACCCGTCTGCATAGGACGAGAAAAATAATCTTTGATCGGACGACCCAGGCGCTTGCCATAGCAATATGTGCGAGGATTCAGTTTCATGCTGCGCTCTCGATGATACCTTCACAGAAACCATCGGTCAGAATACCGACCACATCACCTTCAAACAGACCATCAGTGATCCAAGCATCATTATCCAGGATAGGAACCTGGGTGGTCACAGAATTAGCCGTGATCGCCAGATAAACATTGGCATTTGGTCCACGTTCATTGAACCGAACCCTTACCCGCTCATCGGCCGCAACAGTAATCGTTGCGCTGGCTTTGGATCCAATGGAACCAGTGAGAGAAAAGCTTTGTGACGACATAGACAGATTCCTTTAAGCCAGGCGCTTATAGCAAACTTACTTGGCGAGATAGGACCAAATAAAGGAAAACCTGCCACCACGACAGGGTAAACTTTCATGGATTCGATTAAGACGAAGCCATATCTCTTCAGGGAAACGCTGACGTAGAATGTTCAATAACATTCCACCTTTATAAATTGCTAGACATACGGCCAGGAACTGCATCTGCATTGAAGCCTGAGGCGGAGTCGCATTAGGTAGATCTCGGAAATAGACCCAGATGTATTGCATCCCGTAGAGCAACATGACGGAGCTCATCAAGAACATCAGGTAGCGTAGCCATCTAGGTGCCTTAGGATATCTGTTTGAACCTGGTTCAAGAAGGAACACACGAATAAGTGCGAATGAACCAGCAAGCAAAAAGGCTACGCCAGCCACGATACTGCCAGCAGGATAGTCGAACATCATTTACCTCCGAATGTCTCAACGAAACGACTTATCCTATTTATAAGCACCGGCACAACAGGATTACTGGATAGACCTATGACCACTGCCAATGGCCACGGTTCAGGCTTTACTGTCCAGGGCCAATGATACCCGATCGTGCGAGTCAGCAAGACAGCACAAAGGGAACCAACGAAGAGAGAGAAGATGAGGCTAACTCCCGCAAACTCTTCCGGAGGTTTCTTGGAAAGGGCCTGTATGTAGCTAGGGAAACTATAGATCAGAGCACCAGCGCAACCACACAAGGCAAGAATAATCAACACTTCGTTCATTCTAACCTCATACTGGATAGACTGTCGTTACAGGATACTCCTTAATCCGAATCATCCTTTAGATTCTATAAGGAATGTACCAAGCTTCTTTTCTATATTTCTCCTAGCTTCTCTCTCAGCAGCAAGCTGACAATGGTTACGCTCCACCCCAAAAGTTAGAATGAGGAAGAGCGCATCTATCGGAAGGGACAGTGCATGTGCCCAGAGTTGATCCTGGCTCCTGCGTCCCAAGATTCCTGATACTGTCTCATCAGGATCAGGTATCCCTGCCAGACCCAGCAAGGAGAAAGGAGCTACCAGTGCTGTCTGACACAGTTGATCGAAGGCAACCAGGATCGCCAGGATAATCCTGCCCAACCGTTCGAATATGGGCTTTACCCAGTCCATGCAGGGATCTTCCATTGGTTCAGAGCTCTTCTACCAAGAAGAGCATTCCAGTTGACATCAGCAGCTGCTTTCATAGCTGCATAGTCTCCCTGGTTCTTAGCCAATGTCACAGCTCGCTTGGCTCCGATCCGCATACCCTCGATCGCGGCACCTACCTGGCGCCATTGGCCAGCAAGGGTAGTAACCTGGGAAGCAATATCACCCACAGTGGAACCAGTGGCCTGAGCTTCAGCCTCTAGGAACAGAAAGTTACCATTGGGATTGGCCGTATGGTCAGAGGCTTCCTGCTCCTTGATCGAGTAGGTTGCAGCCTGACCTGGGACATCGGTGATAAAGTTCTTGCGAAACTCTCCACATCCTCGATCAATTCGATCATGAAGATTGCTTTCGTAAGCACTTATGTCGATGTTTGACGTTGTGTAATCTACAGACCAATTACCTTCAGCATCTGACGAGAAGCCTGAATGTTGAGCGATCTGATATTCCTCCAACACCGGGTAGGCGTCAGTAACAGGATATATATTGTATTCAGCCAGTAGGCTATTTGGAACCGGCCAGGGCCAGCATATTGGGGCGACCATATGATAAAGAATTTGTGGGTTTATCGTGAATGGTTCGGGAGACCCTGCTACCAATCTAATGTAAGACATCTGGAATATCTCTCTTTAAGATGCGGGGCGAAGAGCAATAAGTACTGCTGCCCAGCTATTTGATGTACTAGATGATCCACCTGTGAATACCGCAGGATCAAACGCCCCAGACACCCAATCATAATGACCAAACACACTAGCAATAGAAGCCTGACTGTTACTTCCTTGTCTCTGCTGCGCTGTGTATTCTGTAAATCCCGAAGCAATCAATCCTGATGGTGGATCACTATCGGTAGAAGCCCCTGCTGCAAAACACAGGATTTCTGAATTTAATGTTGAGGGGGTAATTGAGCCTGGGTCAGGAATTCCTGTGTTCGTTCCTGTTGCTGTAACAGCCGCAACGTCCATTGGAGTTGTAGTATCAACACCACGCCAAACCTCAACTTGGATTGAGTGGGAGACACCAGTCGTTCCATAATCACTTATTACGACTATACGATCGTGCGATGATGTTACAAACCTATAACCTAACACCAACGAGGTATCATTAGTATCATTTCCATAAAGGCGTGTGGTATGTGGTATAGTAAATATCTCTGCATTGTTATTTCTACATACATAATCAATAGGAGGATCTGAAAATCCTCGACTACCTACAGCCCATCCGACAACAACCAGATCACCTGTAGAAGGTGAGTTTGCAATCCCACCTGTTAAATTACTATCAAGATATAAATAAGTTGGGCTAGAGCCGCCAGTTTTGGTTGTTACTCCTGTTTTGCCGACGAAAACCGGGCGCTCCCCACCGCCAGCTAGAGACGCTCTCCTTCTTGATCCAATAAGCATCAGGCGTTTCCTATCCTAGCACCAACAATCACACCATCCTGCTTGATGAGACTGATTTCAGTGTAGCCGGTGGTGTTGAGAGTAGGAGCTACACCCCCATTAGTCCGCCAGGTGGTACAGACACTTGCCAAGTTAAGAGTATAAGCAGAACCATCATCAATCAGCAGAATAATCTCCTGACCTTCATCCCAGGTAGCAGGAGCAGCTGCCGTCCGACTTGCCCCCAGGGTCCATTTCTGAACGGCACCGTTGGCTGGATCCAGGGAGACACTGGCACCATCAGTGATCGTATAGATCGGCCGACGAGCTGGTTCAGTGACGGAGGCATCATTGATCACCGGAGCGGTCATTGTTTTATTGGTTAACGTCTGAGTATCAGACAGTCCCACTGCTCCCAGGGTAGTCCTGGCCGTAGCAGCATCTGCATCATCAACCAGGGTTGCACCAAAGGCCGATATGCCATGAGCACCGCTGGTTGTGGCACTGTGATCAAAGGCCCAGTTCGAGCTGATTGGTGCGCTGGTCTCACCATTGACAGGGACATCATCAATATCCACAATCGCAAGCTTTGCTGCCAGGGCTGTCGTAACCGTAGCTGCATAGTTCGGATCATCTCCCAGAGCCGCAGCCAGCTCATTAAGAGTGTCCATAGTACCAGGAGCGGTATCGATCAGGGCTGCAATAGCTGCCTGAACGAAGGCCGTGGTAGCGATCGTGGTGTTATTGGTGCCGGCAGTTTGGGTAGGCGCGGCAGGATTTCCAGTGAAGGTCGGATTTGCAATCGTCGCGATTCCAGCTTCAGCCAGAGTCTGATTGATGAAGCTACCACCAGAGCTGAACAGGATCTCGCTGTCACCGAGCGCGGTGATCGTGACATCGCTCAGGCTGTTGATGCTCTGGCCCGTAATGGAGGTCAGATATCCGGCACTGGCATGGTTTCCCCAGCCATAAGCAGTCGTCCAGTTAGCCTGGTTCGCATCGGTAGGCAGTGAATATCCCGCCGCGAAGGCCAGACCCAGATCACCAGAAGTCGTGATCGGGGTGCCGCTAACGGAGAATCCAGTGGGAGCAGTAAGACCAACACTGGTCACCGCTCCTTCAGCCGGATTGTAGGCAATCAACCAAGCCGACCCACTGTAGACCCGCATCTCTCCAGCCGTCGTATTAAAATACAAGGCGCCGGTGATGAGTGCATTACCGTCGTTATCGAGTGTAGGATTAGAAGCCTTGGCTCCCAAATAGCGATCATCAAAGCTATCGAAAGCTGCTTCCGCCGCGGCTTGAGCTGTTGCCGCATCGTCTGCCGATGTGGAAGCATTATTGGCACTGATTGCCGCAGCAGTAGCCGAACCGGCAGCAGTAGTGGCTGACGTTGCGGCATTGGTCGCTGAGGTAGCTGCTTCAGAAGCCTTGGTTGTCGCTGTGCCTGCATGCGTACCGGCAGTGGTGGCACTTCCCGCAGCAGCCGTAGCTGAGGCAGAAGCTTCTCCAGCTTTGGTCGTAGCAGTGGTCGCAGACCCAGCAGCCGAAGTTGCAGAGGTAGCCGCATTGGTTGCGGACGTAGAAGCCTCACTTGCCTTCGTGGTTGCCGTTGTGGCGGAACCAGAAGCAGAAGTAGCTGAAGTCGCTGCATTGGTAGCAGAGGTAGCCGCGCTATTCTTATGGGTCTCGGCCGTGGTTGCGCTGGCAGCAGCAGCAGTCTGGGCGGTTTCAGCCCCTGTCTTAGCTGTGGCAGCAGCGATAGCACTGGTAGCCGCTTCTGTGGCCTTGGTTGTAGCCGTCGTGGCTGCGGTCTCAGCATTAGTCTCTGCCGTCTGAGCAGCAGTAGCCGCTTCAGCTACTGTCTCAAAGGCACCAAGATCTCCGATTGCAACAGCAACAGAATTGATTGCATCCAGGTTCTCCTGGACTTCCTTGACGACATGATAAGCTGGACCCAGAAGGTTATCAATATATGCCAGTGCACCAAGGTAAGGATCATTAGGTCCGCGCATTAGACAAAACCCCTATCGTGGAACTTGTAGCTAGTGAATGACATGGAGCTGTTCACGAGATCCGCGGAACGGACTTCCTCGCAGATCATCTCGTATCGGGTGAAATGTTCATTGGCTTTGGCTGAATGCTCCTGACCATTCATTCCTGAATAGACCTGGTAGGCAATGTGTGCCTTCAGAGCATTATGAAGCGAGACCGGTAGATCGATCGTCTCAGTTTCATCGATCGTCTCGACCGTGAGCAGGGGATGGTGGGCCTGATAGACCACACCCAAGGGTTGTTCCTCGAGTAGGACCGGCACCTGGAGCACCGTCGGCTGGGGTGTGAACAGTGACATCGAATGCTCGATGTCATTGAGCGGCATCAGCTCACCCTCGATGTTGAACACCGAGAGAATCTTGATCACATCATCCGTGAACGGTTTAAACTCACTGTCGACCAGGAACAGCGTATCAGCTGGATCTGGATCGGGATTGGTCACCGCATAGCGCGAGCTCAACGGATAGAAGAGCAGATGCTCCTTGCGCTCGATGATCACATCCTTCTCAAGGAGAATGAAGCGCGTAAACAGATCCAACAGAGCAGTGTTGGCGTGATCGATCAGCTTAGGCTGCTTGGCCTCAAGGATCACGCCAGTATCACTGTTGCTCATGGAGAGATTAGAGAGCTCCCCATAAGCAAGAGATTTCAAGAGAGTGCCTACATTCATCGCTGTCTGTTACCTTTTGACAGGACTAATAGGATGCTCTCTTACACAATGTAAGCAGAAAGACCACTATCTTCGGAAAGAATCTCTGCATCATTCCAACGATCAACCTCAGTATTTGTTTGAGGAACAGCGTCGGAAGGTCGCCAGGGTTTGAGATAACCCAGCATCGATATGGTATCTAGGCAGTCATCTTTACCTTTCAGACCGGAATGTGTTGCCAATCGGATCTGATTCATGAAATGACCAACCACATTGCTGGTTTTCATTTCTTCCGGCCAATACATCTTGCCGGTCTTGAACCAGGGAACAACCAGGTTGAAGCGTGACAGCTTGTCAGTGACCGGCCGGATCCCAGGTGAGCCACTCTTCTCCGAGCTGGCGAAGTTGAACCAGATGTTCCGATTCATCATCTCCTGTTGGAGCCAGTTGATGAAAGCACCCTGTTGACCGGTGATCTCGACGCCTACCTGCTGAGGCTTGTAGATCGAGACAAGACGGAACAGATCGTCGATCGACTTGTCCATCGTCTGGCGTTCACAGATGCCATCGACCCAGAACCAGTCTCCGTTGGCGTTGTAAGCCCAGACCGAGATCACCGAGTAGTCAGCCGTCTGCTTAGCCGAGGTGGCAAAGTCCGTGGTGATGTAGAAGTTAAAGGCACCCTTGTTCTGCAAGAGCTGGACACGGGAGTACCACTTGATCTCGTCATCCTGGACCAGGCGTTCCTCTTCCGAGGTGATCCTGAGCATGAGCTCCTGCATGAAGCCGGCGACCTTGCCATTTAGGACAGCCCGATCGTATTGCTCCTTGACGAAATCATAGGTGAAGCGATCTTCCCAAGCGCCACGGAACTCCTCCCTGGAACAAGGAAACTTCTCGCAGACCGGCCAGACGTTGACATCCCAGGCGCCAGATTCAACTGCCTCGATCAGGATGTCCTCGCTGTTGAACGGCGTACCATTGAACACGACCTTGCGCCGGGTTGGATCCAGGGCATAGTCGACACCCTTATATACGGTGTCCTTGATCGCCATCATCGCAGCCCGGCTCTTGGAGTCGTCATCGCTAACAAGGTCATCAAGCACCGCGATCGGGGGACGCTTACCGAAAATCTTGGTTCCGCGAAGACCGGTCTTGGCGCCGAACATCTTCAGGCCGAACAGTTTGCCTTCGCGGTTCTCGAACTCGATGTAGTTGTCGGTGAAGGTGGCCTTGGTGATCCACTCCTGGAGGAAATCGGAATTCTTGTAGCGGAACTCCATGTTCTTCCTGAGGCTCTTCACACCGTTGTCCATCGAGTCCGAGACGTAGATGGCTGAGCTCACAGGTCCGAAGTTGGGCAGGTATCCAAACACCCCCAGGAACGGGAAGAAGTATTCCCCGAACAGGGTGGTCTTGGCTGCACCGCGGAAGCACAGGTTGGCCACATAGGAGCTGGGCTCGATCAGCTTATCGAGCATCTTGAGATGGACAGGAGGTGTCTTGTGTGTTTCACCAACGTTGCCGTTCACCAGCTTGATGAAGTTCATGAAGGTGAGGGCGAACTCGGAGGGCACATAGCGGGAGGAGTTGAGCTCCTCATAGGAGACAGAATCCAACCACTGGTCGAGGCCTTGCTTAATCAGGGTCAATTTCAGTGTACTCCCCTTCAATCAGCCTTGATGCTGCAATCTCTTTGGGTGAGGTGCCATTCTCTATGGCTTCTCTCTGAGATTGTGCCAACTGAGTCAGAGCATTCTTCAACTCTGTCATACCTGAGTTCTCATTCACATCGATTGAGATCTGGAAATCTTTGCCCTCAGGTTTCTTCAAATGGGTCAGGAGAGAGTTCGCAGCATCCGTCCTCACCTTCTCCGAGTTGGCATTGAGCATCAGATCAGCCTGAACATTGATCGCTTTCTGGTAGAGATCCTGGTTCAGGACCCAGGAAGGAACGAGGCACTGTTCGAGGATCAGATTGACCAGCTTGCCCTTGTTATAGGCTGAGACATAAGCCGCTATGTCTTTGGTATTAGTACCTTTTGCCAACAGCGTCTGGTATCGCTGAGGGAAGGTTTTGATATAGGCATCCTGGTTCGTCATCCCCATCAGCTTGTAGCTGACATAAGTAACGGCATTCAGGTAATCCTCGGTCTTGAACTTACCGTCCTTGAGTACCGAAGCATATGAAATGAAGTTGTCACGCACCTGCTCAGCGATAATTGGATCACTGGTGATGTTATTCACCATGTCCGTTAGTTGCTGTGTAGCTGCACTCTTGAGATTCGCCGGCAAGGCTTTCTCAATCTGGTTCTGTGTAAGCATGATTTATTAGGTCCCTGAACCTATGTAGCATTGCGGCTTTTTGCCGCTTGATTGTATTCTCATTGGGCCTGGTGTTTGTTGGGTTTCACCTGGCAGAAGGATGATGGCGACTTGGAACCAGAGAGGCCCGGTTGTAATTTTATTACGCGGGCTGCCTATTTTTTAGGCAGGTCCAAGTCGCCATTTTCAAAATCAGTCTTCTGGGGATTCGAACACCTTCACTCTGACCCCGTTCTCCATGGCATCGAGAATCGTTCGAGCGTGATCACGAGTGAATCTTTCGTCATGATCTGAATAGGCAGCCGCCAGCATCAGCGTCAGGGCTACTCCCAGCTCGTCGGCTGGCGCCGCCTCACTGGTCGGCCCTTCTGCTTCGCTGTCGCTGCCAGGAGGGGAAGGGAAGGTAGAGAGGTCTAGTTCATCCTGGATCTCGAAGACCCCATAGGATTCATCCTCCTCATCATCACAAGCCTCGTTCAGACAGCCCCAACCTTCACACAGCAGATCATCCTGGTTCGGAACCCAAGGCATCAGTGTACCATTGCTCATCCGCTTGACGATCGTCTTACCAGTCCAGATCACTGGCTCATCAGGATCTTCAACCTCAAGCAAAAACTGACACCCCATAACTGGAACCAAATAGAGAAACTCATCCTCGCTCCAATCATGCCGGGCTACAGCCTCACCGCGGATCATCCATTCGATAGCATGACCGAAGCTCTGATATCCGTTCTTCCGATAGGCTGCCTCGAACACATCCTTAGGTGACCAACTGACATAGCCATCCTCGTATTCGACCTTATAACCAGGCTTCCCATCCTTCGGGGCAGCCTCAGCCTTTATCACCTTGGTTCCAATATATTGATTCACTGGGTCACCTCTGAGTCTGAAACTGTCATAACATTCCTGCTAGACAGGTCAGGGTTTAACCTATATATCGCCAACCCACCACAATCTATTTTCTACCGGCCTCGGGAAATCTCTACTTTAATATAAGTGAGGGAAGCGGGGATCCTATTGTCCAAACCAATCTCATAAATGAGATTGGGTTTGAACCAGAAGGGAAGGGGGAAAATTCCATCAAAATATATGTTGACAGAGAATCACTGGTTCTCATATCTGGCTCATATGCGCGGCCGTTCGGTTGAATGGTTTCCTTGCTACCCTAGTGATGAGTGGGGACATAACTCTCACAACAGATGAGCCAGCTTCCTCCTGTCTCCGACGGTTTGTGCGGCATCTGTAGCTCTTTCGGGAGGTTTCGACTTGACAGAAACCTCCCACCTATCCAACAATCCGAACATATGTTGAATCAGTCTCACTGGTTCATATGTTCAAGGGTATGCAGACATTATGTTGGGTTGGGGTCTGAGACATTCTGTCTCATATTTTTTGCCGATGATAGGTAACGGTTTTTCTCTCACTGATTCCATCCCCCCTGGGGGTAGGTCAGTCGATCGCGAACCTGTGTGATCCGCAGGAATCAGGGAATTTTTGTATGTAGGTCTAGCTTCAGTGTGTCTGACACTGGCCCCGCCCAGTTCTAAACATACCCCCCCTATGACACTCTGACACCTGACACTACCCACCCCACCATCACCTCACCCACTCCTGGCTGCTGACGCAGCCTGTGGATCATCCATCCACCTACCCACTCACACTCATATGAGGACCATACATCATGGCTACTACCCGTGTCGCACTCGGCTCTATCCTTGGCACTGTCACTGACGCTGCCACCACCATCTCCACTATCTTCGGCACTGTTAACTCAGCTGCTGAAATAGCCCTTAACTATGTCAACGACGTTAAAGACTCACAGGAAATCTCTATGCTCCTTGGCAAAGAAGATCGTGAGACTCAGATACTAGAACGTATCTCAGACGATACTACCAAACGTCACATTGACCGACAGGATTACTTCTCCAAGAATCCTGAAGCTCAAGCAATTTACGAAGCAACTTACGCTGATCTTCAAACTAAGCTTAACGCTTACAAACTCCAGCGTAATCCCTCTCAACTGAAAGCTGCCTGAAACGGTAGGGGAGAAATCCCCTACCAACTTATCTCTAACAACAACAGTCATTGGATAGCTACTAATGTTCATTTTAAAATCCCTCTGGAAAGATATCCTGATAGCTTTCCTAATCTCCATCTCAGCAATTTACATGCTGACTCACCCTTCCAATTGTCGCTGGGAAGAAGTGTGTTAACACTTACCAATTCCTATTCTCAAAAG